GTTCCGTGTTAATTCATCGAATTTATTAAAGTGATTATTTTAACTGTTTACAGTTTTAAGGAACCCTACGCTATTTATAGTGACGAATGGACTTCTCAACTAAATCACCATCGCAATGCGCTGACGAATGGACAGCCACGATTGAACGCCCCTTTGTTGAGGCGGCTTGTCGTGCCTTCTACGCCGGCGGCTTGCGATGCCGCTTCCAGCTTGATACACCACAAGCTGAAACACTAAAGCGTCTATTTCCAACGCAACCGATCATTTATGAGAAGAATTTAGTGTATAATTCCCACCCAATTGCCGCATTCCTGAACACCTACGCGCATGACCGCACTAGCAATTTATTGCGAGGCGTGCCAGCCCATGAAGTGTGCGAGATTGGATCCAATTACCATAATAAGCAACTGTATCACCGTTGCATATTGATGGATAATAACCGCGATAAACAACGCTACGCTACCACCGCATTGCGAGAATTATCGACGAAGTACGACCCAACTTATGTTGCGTTGTATAACAGCAGCCAAGACCTACCGAGCAAAACCATATGCTCTTCTGGCTCGCAAAAATGCGATTATAAAGCCAACTATTTAATCGCATTACATTCCCTCTACGATGTACAATTCAATGACATTTATAAGATTTTCGCCAAACATGACGCTAAGATCATGCATGCTTGGATGTATTTACCACCCTCCTTATTGAATGACAAATTATACAACGTGAAATTTGATAATGATTTCTACACCACTTATCGAGAGGGCAACAACACAGTTTTTTCATTGCATGATTATTCTTTTCCCTATGTTCACAACACCAAGAACTGGGCGAAATATTTGACCACCACATTAATTCGTGGTGACAAATTTAATATTGCGATTGAAATTAAAGAGACACGCGGCGTATTACACCATCTAGAATTCGTTCGAATTGGCAACAATTCCTGTTCACCAATCCTCCGTGTATTACCGCTTTCCATTGATTTCAACGGCTTCTATGTAATGCCTAATTTGGTTAAAGCATACCGCGCGGGCGATTATACTCGTCTCGGCGATTACCTCATCTCTGTACCAGCCGATTGGTACCAACGTGTCTTGGGATATATCCTCCGACAGAAAGATGAGAGCTATGACTTTAATTCATTGACAGCTTACGCCGGAGGCATGTTAAATAAGATCACGTTCAATGGAAAAGTGCTTCATCTTGGCTGGCAAACCGACATCAACGACTTCTTTGAAGCCATCGTCAGCATTTTCCTAATCGGCGCATTCAAACGGCATCTACGCACCACTGTAATCGGATATACGTTACGCACCACTAAGCTCGGTGACCGTCGCTTCCATCTCGGCATCTCGATTGTCCGACGCATCTTTAGCTACTTTCAAGACCTTCGTGATTGCATTGCTAATAAATTTGGTTGTTTTATACAATTAGATTTAGAACAGATGTTGCGCAGTCGTAGCGTTCAATTTGCTGAAGCATACAAGATTCAGGATCTTGCTTGCGGTGGCACACATCGCACTCATTATCAGAGTAATAAAACAGTGCCGATGTCCTACAACACTCCTGGCAGTTCCATCCCCGTCAAACTCACGTATCCAGTTTCTAATATCACTTTCTTCGACGACAACAACAAGAAAGTTGCAGAACCTGACAACTCTGTAGAACTTAAGAGTTATGTATCATTCCCATCTGACCATTGCACCACAACGATGGACGTAAAAGGTGACGGAAACTGTTTATTGAACTGTTTTCAAGCTATCGGCATCCATCGCACGCACGAACAGATCATAGATGAATCCTTGGCCTTCCTCAGATCACCGGCCTTCGTCAAACGGTTAAATGAACATTTACCAGATTTTTACAACACTGAGAATTATTCATTAGAAGATCTACCGATGGAGAATTGGACTGACCGTATGTGGCTTTCAACAGATGATGCTGTAGTCATCGCTCTTACATACGATATACCGATTGCAATTCACGGCGAGTTTGTCAACATCGTCATGAAAAATCCTCGTTTTGCAATACGCGGTAGCAAAAACCATTTTACTGTCGCTCAATGCTCATGTATCACCAAAAGAGAACTTGGCGGCGGATGCACAATTGACTTGACTGTCAAACGTGGAACGCTCTTAAAGTGCAAACCGATTGACTTAAATGCCAATTGGACTGAAATCGTCGACGCGCAAAACGATCGCACCAGAAATCCACCTGCTAAGATTCAACAAGCTATCGATAAATGCCGCAATCCAGTTCGCACTTACCGTGAGATCGGCTTCGCACCTGGCCATATCGCTAACAGTCTTAAAAAGAAGAATGTCCAATTAGATCTTTGGCATTACGTTGGCCCTGAGGCGAACCCTGGCAAGACTCAAGTCACTTATGACCTCGATTTCAGAACCTTCACAACTATGGATGAAATTCCCGTCACGAAAGTCGATTGCGTGATGTTAGATATAGGCGGCGTTGCAGCTTATTCACAACTACATACTAAAATTGTCGAACGTGTCAATATTGAGCTCTTCGCGGGCAACGACGTTGTCGTTAAAATGTTTCTACTAGATACCGAGAATGACCCAAGGCGCGGCATATATCGGCTCAATGACTACACCGCCTTGGGTGATGTCATCATACAGAAACCTGCCTTTTCCCAAGTGTGCAGCAGCGAAATCTATCTTACCATCCACCCTAGCGGTCGAGCCTCTTCCCAGGTTTTAGACGTCTCTACTTTCTTCGAACAAGTGCTCAACCCTATACCACAAGACCATGTCATCGACAATGCTGAAGTCAATAAAATTTATACCAGCAACGTAACGATCCCTGAATTCACTATCGGCGAAAACATCTTCATACCCGTTGATAAGACAGCCATCGAAAGGTTTATACATAGCTTAGACGGTGATGAAGGCAATATTCCAGGAACACATGCTATGTTGAAACGCCTCCCCATCGAGGACGTTAACATTCCATTAGTTATGCATACTGGCGTTGGAGGCTGCGGTAAGACGCATATGATTAAAGATCTAATACGCGGTTATGCCAGCGCCGCATATGTCGCACCTATGAAACCTCTCGCCCGCAAACTACAGGCAATGATACCGGGCATCTCGACTTTCACCCATATCAACTTCCTGCGGAGCCTTGCTAGCACTAAGAAGAAATTTGACATCATAATTTTTGATGAATGCTATATCAACCCTGTAGGATACTACGCGTTAGTCAGCCTACAAACGTCCGCTATTATGCATCTGCTAGGCGACCCATTGCAAATTGATTGCCCTGATTTTTCCAACAATTACTTGTCTGAAGATTCTTTGACGACTCGTTATTCTCGCCTACATTGCAACGTCACTCGTAGATTTGGACCCAACATATGTGCTGAGATCAATAGATCTCTCGGCATTGACATCCGATCTAATGAACCAGCCACTACCGTTGGTAAGATCGTTGATCTGTTGAGTTCAGTCTCAAAATATCTTTCCCGTTTCAAGGATTACCACTGGATTACCTTCTCTCAACAGAATGCCACATATTTACGGCAACAAGGCTTTGAACATGTCAACACCATACATGAAGCCATGGGATCCACTATCCCCAAAATGGTTTTATATGTCGATGATAAAGACATGCGGTCAGGTTTAATCCATAAGCCAGCTTACCATTACGTAGCCCTTTCGCGGTGCACTAGCGAGATCGTCGTCTATTGCAGCAAGACACAAGAAGCTACCTTTCATATCCTTGGAGGCTCAATTGATCACACTCTTGATCTCACTAATGTTAATATCGTGAATGACATCCATATCAAACCAGCCGACGTCAAACTTACTTTTGACCGTCAAGCAATGGTCAAAGACACCGCTGACACCAACATTCAAGAAATCGAGGCGATTCTTGATAGACACATTAGCAGCAACAACGCCGACACCTTCATTCTTGCCCAATCGCTCGACTTACCAAAACATCGAGGTGGAGGCACGATCGGTTTCAATGTTGGCAGCGCTAACACTCAACAAACTGTTAAAGGTTATCGGCTCGGTACTAAAAATTACTGCACCTACTATTCAAGCCGTGACCAGTTTAATACCGTCGCAACCTTGTTGCAACGCTACACTAACAATTTGAAGAAAAGCTGGCGCCAGACTAAAGAATATCAACAATTATTCTCCGCCGGCTTCTTGAAATTTACTAAATTCAAAACACGCGCTGATCTTTCCAATTACTGGCGACAACAGTTAACACCCGAAATCCTCGAATTCCACACACTTGAATATCTCAAGAGCTTACAACAGAAATTGGGGAGCAAGGATGCGAAAACGATGAAGGATATCGAAGACCTACGCGAAAATGTGAAGAACGCCAATTTCAAGATAGATTTCTTCATGAAATCTCAACCGAAACCGGGCAAATGCCACGCCTTCGACACTCATTTTAAAGCCGGCCAGGGTGTCGCTAGTTACGCGAAGATTTGGAATCTTTATTTTGCCGGATGTTTCCGCTTCATCACCAGCACAATGAATGATATTCTCGCGCATAATGTTAAATTCGCTTGCGGCGAGTCCGATACAGATCTCGGATCTTTCGTTAATCAATATCGCGACGAGTTACAATCTGTCAATTACAAAGCGTTTGAGAACGACTTCACTGAATTCGATTCAACACACTCCCTTTTCACCATCTTAGATACTTGCGAGATGTTGCTCTCCATCGGCATTTCAGAGGATCTTGTTGAGGAATATCACAAACGCGCCGTTAGCTGGAATATGAGACATCGCGGCGATGACGGCTTTGATTGGGTACAGAACGAATTCTTTATGCACAGTGGACGATCCGACACGCTCATTACCAACTCACGCGTTAATATGGGCTTGATTGGGATGTGTTACGATTTCAAAAATGTCGCATTTGCTTTGATTAAAGGTGATGATTCTTATATACACCTCAAATCAGCCACACCCATCACTCATGGCCAAAAATTCTTATCTGACTTGATCGGCGTTAAGACCAAGAGCAAAGTTAGTAAGATTGGAGAATTCGCCGCCAACATCATCACTCCCTATGGGCTCTTCCCAGATCTTGTCCGCCGTTGCACTAAAATTGCCAGTAATATTTATCAGAACGACGAAGATTGGAT